AAGTCACTAAAAAATTTGCTGAGTTTAAGTTCTAATGACTAAAAAAATTGATTTTGAAAAATACGAAAAGTTTGTAGATGGTGTCACCTCTGACGCATCAAAAGACTTTGTTGATCTTGCTGATCGTCTAGTAGAACTAGACAGGAAAGGTGCAAACATAGAAAGACTTTTAACCGCTGGTGTTGGTATCAATGCTGAGGGTGGTGAGTTTCTAGAGATTATAAAGAAGATGGTCTTTCAAGGAAAGCCTTGGACAAAAGAAAATAAAGAACATCTGATTATTGAACTAGGTGATTTGTTATGGTATGTTGCACAAGCAACACAAGCACTTGAGATTAGTTTTGATGAAGTGATTGCAACTAATGTAAAGAAACTTGAGTCAAGATATCCTGGCGGAAAGTTTGATGTTTACTATTCAGAACATCGCAAGGAAGGAGATCTATGAGAGAACAAATGATCAACGCACTTCTCGCACATGCAAAGGGTGATCTTGAAAAATATAGAGCAAACGTAGAAGTCTATTTAAACAACCCTGCTGGTATTGGTGAACACTCCGATGTCATGGAGGCAGTTGAACAGGAACTTGATAAGATTGCAAAGTATCATGATCAGATAGAGGTATTAAATAAGTATTTCAAGAAGTAGATAAATACTTAAAATAGTAGTGTAATAACATGGAGTTATCAGAGGCTTTTTATGCTGGTCTCTCACTTGTACCTGATGCAGCTTTACAAAAGGCATTAAATGATCAAGAAGCTTTCATACAACTGTACAATGTTGCAGTTCAAAATTTTGCAGGGCCTGTAGTTAAGGATGCTTTAGGATCTGACAATAAACCAAAAGCTCTAAAAGCAATAACTCCAAAAGATGGACAACCAGAAAAAAAATATTTGAATGACCTAGCATCAATGATATCTGCGGTTATTGGAACAAGGAAAAAATTTAAAGGATTGCCAAACGCTGTGTATCTCACAGGAAATAAATGGCATCCAGACGTAGAGAGGTTTAGAATAGATGATTTTGGAATGAAGGATTACAACTCTTCAGACGTAATTCTTAATTATGGTAACAGATTTGTTGGTATATCATTAAAGAAGAAACCGACAATAACCTCGGATTCTCCGACAATGATTAATAATTCTTTTCAAACTTTTTTAAATCAAAAAGATTTGAAACCTTTAGAAGAAAAGATTAATGATGTCAGAATAAGATTTTATGCAAATGTGATTCAACAAGCTTGTCAACCTGGCGGCCCATTAGCAGACTTAACTAATGGTATATCTGCGGATGATATACTCAAACTTAATCCATCTAAAAAATCTGATGCTCAAAAAATATTTAACATAAAAGTTAAAAGACTCAAGGGAGAAGGTAAGAAATCACCCTATATACCGTTAATAAATTTAAAAGGAACCGACGAGATTGATAGAGGTGGAAATACATCACTACCTCCAAAGACAAGAGAGGACTTTAGAAAATTTGTTAACCAATCATTATACAGTAGCCCAGGCAAAGTTAATCCTTTGTTTCAAGCTTTTCTTGATGTGATGAACGATCCTAAAATTAGTTCTACAATAGCTGATGCACTTTTAAATAAAACTCTTAAATTAAAATTATTTGATTCATTAGATACATGGAAAAATTTTGACTATGATTTTCTTTTAGTTGAGGGTGTGGGTCAAGTTAATACAAAGTTAGAACCAACCATTGCAGCCGCAAACGTAAGTGATTTGCATAGTGTGATTATTGCAGTTTTAATGTTAAGAAAACTTCCAGCTTCTTTAGAGTTTAACAAGGAGAAAACAGGAACAGGTGCTGCAAGAGTTAATTTTACCTTAAAGAAAGGAAAGTACAAAATTCTTGATATTGTGTTAAGATATAAAGGGGCATTCTCATCAATGCCACAATTTCTTGGAACAACAACTCAAGAGTTTAAAACCTTAGTCAAGTCAGGAGATAAATTTCTTATGGATCTTAGAGCATGAAGAATACACACCTTGAACATTTAGAAGATAATATCTTGAATGATGGATCTCAAGGTGGAAAGGAAGCTGTTGCTTTTCTTCGTTCTCTTGGAAAGATGTTAGATCAAGGTGAAGCAGATGCTCGTGTCACTGTCAAGTGGGATGGAGCTCCTGCTGTAATTTGTGGTACGAATCCAGAGAACGGACAATTTTTTGTAGGAACAAAATCAGTATTTAATAAAACAAATCCAAAGATAATATATTCTGAAAATGATGTAGATGACTTATATACAGGACAACTTGCAGAAAAACTAAAGGCATCTTATCGTTATCTCTCTACACTCTCCATACCAAATGTTGTACAGGGAGATCTTTTATTTACAGATGATAAGTATGAGGCAAACATAGGTGGTGATACATGTATTGCATTTCAACCAAATACTATTGTATATGCAGTTCCAAAGGATAGTGATATCGGACAGAAAATTGAAGTTGCAAAGTTAGGAATCGTATTTCATACACAATATAGTGGTAGAACAATGGATGCTTTGTCCGCTAGTTTTGGAGATATCAATATAAAAGGAACTCAGGATGTATTTGTCACCTCATCTGATTTTAAAAATGCATCAGGTGAAGCGAATATGACCAGAGCTGAGAAAACAACTTATGCAAATCTTGTGAATAAGACTGAAGGATCTTTGAAACAGGCATCTCGTTTTCTTGATCTGATGAAAACAAATAATATGAATAAGTTTACTTTGAATATTATGTTCAAAACTTTCTTTAATAGATATATTCGTCAAGGTAAAACTTTAATTGGTGCTCGTAATACTGCAAGGGATTTTGCAAAGTATTTTTCAGATGCTTTAGATAAAGAGATTGCAACTAAAAAGATGAAAACTACGAAAGATAAATACTTAGAGCTTAAGAATAAAGGTCTTAAATTTATTGCTGATAATCAACAGGCAATATACATGACCGTTGCATCTTACATGAATTTACAAGCTGCGAAAAATTTTATGATTCGTAAATTGCAGAAGGTGAATACGTTTGGAACTTTTCTTAGAACACCAGACGGATATCGTGTCACTGCACCTGAAGGATTTGTTGCAATTCGTTCAGGTAGAGCTCTCAAACTTGTAGATCGTTTGGAGTTCAGTCGTGCAAACTTTACAGCAGATAAAAACTGGGATAAAGGTAATCCCATGCCCGAACCAAAAATATGAAGAGTTTTTCTAGATTTATATCTGAGGCGATGTCATCGCAATCAGTCGCAAAGCCGAATCCACAAGATGATTCTGCTGATATGACTGTGGCTTTTGGTCGTTTTAATCCACCTACTACTGGACATGAGAAACTTTTGAATAAAGTTAAACAGGTTGCTGGTAAGGGTAATTATGAAATCTACCCATCAAGATCAAATGATCCACAGAAGAATCCTTTAGATCCTGATACTAAAGTTGGATACATGCAACAGATGTTTCCACAACATGCAAAACATATTATGAATGATCCAAACGCAAAGACAATCTTTGATGTTCTAAAAGGTGCAAATAAGAAAGGTGCAAGATCTGTAAACATTGTGGTTGGTCAAGATCGTCAGAAAGAATTTGAAAATCTTGCAAACAAATATAATAAAAAATTATACGATTATGATCGGATCAACGTTGTATCTGCTGGTGATCGTGATCCTGATGGTGAAGGTGTGAGTGCTATGTCTGCATCTAAACTAAGAAAGGCTGCATCTGATGATGACTTTGATACGTTTAGAACTGGTGTTCCAAAATCAATGAATGATCAGAATGCTCGTAACTTATATCTTGCCTTACAAAAAGCAATGAAGGTTAAGAAACAACAGAATGAAATGTGGCAGATCGCTCCGAAGTTTGATTGGAGAGGTCTTCGTGAAAACTATATGAACGGAAACATATTCCGTGTTGGCTCTATTGTAGAGAATGATAATACTGGTTTGATTGGTAAGATTATTCGGACAGGTGCAAATCATATTATTGCAGTTACGGAAGAGAACATCATGTTCAAATCATGGATTAAAGATATCACTGAAAAATTTACAGAGATATCTGGTGTGCCTGCAAGTCAGAGAGAAATTGGAACAGATGCTCATCGTGAGTACGTTCAAAGACTCTCTCATAATGCGATCATATTAAATTTTATAAATAAATCTAGAAAGAAACGTGCGAAGTAATGTCTAAAAAATTAGATCAATCTTTGATAGATGCATACAAAGCTGTATACGAAGAAAAAAGAGGTCATGCTGCTGGATCATCTGATGCAGAGAAACAGGCATCACAGTTAGCATCTGACGTAAGATATAAAGCAAAAGGTAAAGTTCCTGATGGAGCAACCGAAGAAGAGAAGATAAAAATTTTTCTTCAGATACTTGGTTCATCTCCAGCGCCAAGTGTGGTGAAATCAATGGCAAAAGAAAAATTACTTGGCAAAAAGAAAACTGTAAAAGAAGCTCAGTATGATAATAGATACTCTGATAATACTGGAGAGGAGTCAAAGAAAAAGAAAAAGGCTTTAGAGAAGAAAAGAGGTATGAAGTTAGATGGTCATCCTCAGTTTACTAGAGAAGCCAAAGATACAAGTGCGATGAAAAAATATCTAGAAGATAAAGCAGAGAGATTAAAGAAGAAGAGAGAAAAACAATCTGATGCTGCTAAAAATAATCCTCATTTTGATAGCACACAACCATCACCATCTGGTAAAGGTATGAATGAGATGATGTCAGTGAAGAAACCAAAAACAAAAATGAATCCAAAAAATATGACAAAACCAGCTAATCAACCATATACTGGCCCTGATTATCGTGTTTTAAAGGCTTCATATGAAATGAGTCCAGTTGAATTAGCAATCGCAAAGAAACGTGGTCGTGTGAAAGAAGGATTTTCTGCATGGAGAACGGATCTTAATTTTAACGAACAACTAAAAAAGTAGAAGGGGGACTTGTATCCTCCAAGTCCCCAAACTGCATCGTAATGCCCAGTAAAGATGGGACTATGGATGACAAGAAAAAAACAACTAAGGATGTTGTAAATAAGAAACAGAAACAGATGATGAATCAGGAAGAGTATCTTCCAGAGGAAGAGTATGATCGTTATCGTGATGAGAAACTCATGAGAGGTGGAGATCATAGATCAAAAGAAACAAGAGAAAGATCCTACTCAAGATCTGATGATGATAAAAGAAAAGGCAAAACTGTGATGCAAAAAGAGTTAGAGAAAAAATATGGTAAAGGAAAGTCTGCTCTTGATATGGTGAAAGCAGATCATAAAGATGAGATTATGGATGTAGATAAGAAAAAGAAAAAGAAAAAGGATGTTAAAGAAGGTGCTGGTCTTTATGCCAACATACACGCAAAGAGAAAACGTGGTGGTAAGATGAGAAAGAAAGGTGACAAGGGAGCACCATCATCACAAGATTTTGCAAACGCTGCTAAGACAGCTAAAGAGGAACTTGATCTCACACAAGTTGCAGAGGCTTTTGGTGGTTATATTATTGTAGAAAAAATTGATCCAATAACTGGCAAATATACTGCTGGTGGTGATGAATCTCAACGAAAATTTGAAAAAAGTTTTAGTAGATCAAAAGAGGCTAAAAAACTTAAGAGACAAAAAAGTTTAACTCGTGGAAGTGGTGATTTTGGGCCATCGGAGAGAATAAATCCAGATGATATAACAACACAAAAAACACAACAAAAAGTTGCAAATCAGAGAGTTAAAACTGGAAAAAAACAATCAACTCAAGCTTTTTCTGATAAACCCATAGATAACGTTGATACAAAACAAATCGTTAGAGATAAATCTGGAAATCCCATTGCAAATCCTCCTTCAGAATCAGCAGAGTCAAAAGCAAAAAGAACAAAAGAAATTAAAGATCAAAGTCGTAGAACTCGTGGATCTAAAGAACCTCTAGTTGATCAAGACAAGTTTTCAATGGATACTAGAACAAAGAGTCAAGCTCCAGAAATTACAGGAGGAAAACCTAGAACAACTGATAGACGTAAATTTGATCCTCCAAAATCTCAACCTAAAGAAAATCCTAAACCGAAAGTAAGAAGGTCTGTGAAAGGGCCTGGATCTTCAACTGGATCACTTGAGAAGGGTAATTTAAAGTTTTCTGGAGATGATGCATATCAAGCAGCGAAGAAAAAATTAGCTAAAAAACAGGCAACAAAAGTAGGACTTAGAAAAGCTGCAATAAGAAAAGTTGCAAGTGCATCTGCAATGAAAACTGGATTGAGAGCTGCACCAAAAATAGGAGGTAAGTTTTTAAGTAAGAGAATCCCATTCCTCGGTGCTGCTATATCTGGTGCAGAGGCAGGAGCAAAACTTGCTTCAGGTGATTTAGTTGGTGCTGGTATTGCTGGTGCAGAGGCAATCACAAATATTGTGGCGCCAGGTCTTGATGCAGTCATTGGTGCTGCTGGTGCAGCGAGAGACATCCGAAAGGCTGGTAAAGTTGCACAGATCGCTAGACAGACATCACGAGCTGCGAGGAAATATAAAACACCAGCTGCTATTGCTAAGAATGTGAAATCTAAAGCTTACGGTACATTCATGCCTAAAATGAAAGAGTTGACAAAAAAAGTTCCTAGAAGTAAGAAAACATTAGGATTGAAAAGACCAATTTACACTGCTGGAGCTACAGGTAGTTTAGCTATGACAGGTCAAATGTTAAAAGGACGACTTAAACCAAAAGTTGATACTGGAGTTGTAGGAAAGAGAACAGCTGGATAAAGCTCCTATATAATAGGAGTGTATTTACAGAAAAATGTTGTCATTTCTATTACCATTTGCATCAAAGATTGTTTCTGATGCCGTGAAAAAGATTCCCGATGATGAAGAGTTGGGAGAAAAACTAGTTGAAATTTGTATTGTTGTCTTAGAGAAGGCGGTCAAGTTGACCAAAACTTCTGCTGACGATAAATTACTTGAGGCTGTCAAAGAAGCACTTGTAACTAGAGATTAGTTTTTATAAATATCTTTAGAAAAAGAAATTTTATTGGGAAATCAAGATGTCTTTATGGAGTAATAACGATGCAGTGCCAGGACTTGCGACAGCGAGATATACTGTTGCAGCTAATGCTAACGCAGATGGAACTTGCACCGTAACTGGAACTGGAAGTTCTTTTGGTTTAGATGGATGCGCTGGTATCGGCACCGTTATTAGATTTGGTGCAGATGCAAGAGGTAGAACCATTAACGTTGGTGCTGGTCACACA